TGGTGAATTGCTACTTCGTGAAAGAGGTAGTCACTGCATGTAGGTGATCACGCTTAGGTGTGATGGACTCAAGAGCAATATCATACAAATCTTGATTTGTATATATTTTTCTAAAAGTCAGAGGTATGTTACAGTCCCCGCTTGCTATACGCAATGCGAGTCTTGCAACATCAAATTTACATTTCGTAATCTTATGACCACGATTGTAATATTTGTAAGTATCAACGCTTGGTATATTACACAAGTGTTGGTACTCACCCTCCATCCATTTGTTATAAATGTATAACTCATCCTCTTCCCACGTGTCGTCGCTGAATGCTTCGGCAGGTAGGTAGAGGTCAATGCGTTGATTCAACGCAAAGACCAAAGGATGGTTATTATTTATTTCCACCGGACTGATATGCTTTGGACCCGAAGAGACTTGTAATCTCTCGGTTAGTTTCCAGAATAAGTGTTTCCTAGCAATGTCTAGGACAGCTAGTTGGTATGTTTCACCATACTCAATTAGTTGGCTTATCCATAGGCGTGCGTTACCCTCCAGCAATGGAGGCGCGCCCGTCATGGCTTCTGGTAAACTTAGGATATCAGCTACCATCTTAGGTTCAGAAATGAATCCCTCTGATAGTAGTTTTTCCAAGGCCGGGCCGAGAACAGAATCCTCGTACCCTCTCGATCTGCATATCCTGACAAGTTCAAGAACCTGTTCGGGACTACTCTTTAACCCACTCAAGAGATGGACTGGTAACCCAGTTACCTCTCCGTCGGGACTAAAGAGACGTTTAGCAAATTCGGCATAGCCGGACTCGCTTACGGTGCATTTCGAAGTAGATATGGAAACACCTAGTTTCTGGATTGTTTGTATATATAAATTATATACATCCTCTCTAGAATCTAGCGTATCGTCACCCAGAATTAGGTACTTATATTCTTCGTACTTAATCCCGCACTTATGTGCGCACCATGCTTTAACAACATGGTGTGTGAAAGTTGATACCGCCCATGAGCTTAATAAGCCCATTGGGTTACCAACTTTATAGGTTACATTACCATTCTTGGGGTAAAACTCCCTATGTGTCAATACCGTTCTCCATAACTTACCTATTACGGCTCCGTATTTCGAGCTTACACCTTCA